ATTCTACAAACTCCTCGTATAGTTCATCAGCAACATTTGCTTCTGTACTACTATCTTCAAAAGAAGCTATCTTATTTGCACCTACTAAGACTAAGGCTCTATTGACAATATCTATTTTAGTAGTTGCCACAGATTATACCCTACGCCTTACCTGAACTCCACCTTCTACGTTAGGTATTATCAAAGATAAATTATTACCACTAACATTTGATATTTTATATTGATCTGCCAAAATTTGAACTGTCGCTAAAAACTCATTTCTTCTTTTCTGAGGATTGTCTGAAAGAACAATACTATCTAATACAGCAAGATAACTTCTAACTTTGTCTGTATCTTCTGATGATAATTGTCTAGCAGAAAAAACAACATTAGAATTTTTGTCTTTAAATTGTGTACTAAATCTACCATCTCTTAATCTAGTAACATTATATTCAGCTTCTTTAGGTGTTCCAGATTTAATAATAGAAGCTGTTAATGCACCAGCACCTAGTACACCAGCACCTACTCCTGCTACTGCTCCTCTAGCACTATCTTTGAATGCTTCACCCATTCTTTTTTCAGGGCTTCTAAATTTTACTTTTTTGCCCATTTTAGCTTTAGCAAAATCTCTTGTAGCTCTAGCAGCTTGTCCTATTTTTTGACCAGCAACAGCACCACCTGCCATTAAAGGAGCTGCTGCTCCTAATGCCGCTGCTGTTCCACCTACTACTGTAGCTGCTCCAATATCACCAGCAGTTTCTCCTGCTTTTCTAGCAACTTTAGCTGTTGTTCTTGCTGCTTTTTTTACTGACTCAGGTGTTTTTTCTGATACCTTTTTAGCAGCTCTTACTACTTTAGCTTTACCTTGTTGTACAACTCTTTGTGCTTTGTCTTTAGCTAACTCTGCTGTTCTAGTTCTTTTAGCAGCATCAACTCCAGCTTTCAATTTTGTTGTAGCTTTTGTTGCAATGTTTTTAGCACCTTTTAGTGCAGACTTTGCAGCTTCAGGTGCTTTCTTAGAAACTTTTATTGCTCTGCCACCTGCTTTTTTAGCAAGAGCAGATCCTTTTCTTGCTAGATTTTTTAATGATTTTGCTATCGCCATAATAAACTCCTTGTTGTAGAGGGGGGATATACCCCCCTCATGTAACTTATGCTAATATTACAGTATCTAGGTTTGATCCACCATCATTCACAGATACGATTAAAATATCTACGACTGCGTTAGATCCACCACTATTTACTATAATAATATCTCCAGCAGATAGCTCTTTATGAGCATCTAGGAAATAATCTGCATCATCAATAGTTGCAATAGCATCACCATCTGTGTAATACCACAAACTGTTGCTATCACCTAACTGACAACCTTTTCTTATTGGATTATCTGTATGTGAATATGCCATTACTTACTCCTATTCTGCACATTTCTGGATTCTAATACCATTGGTGTCAATAAGTATAGATCCCATTGATAGATAAGAAGTCATTAAGTGTGCTACCTTCTCTGGAATGTAGTTCACTTCTGTTCTAACTTCTGATCCGATTCCCAAGCCCATTGATGACTTATGCCATGCAACTGTGTGTCTATCTGTTGAGCCAGATGTCTCAAGTCCTGAGTGTACGAAAGTTAAGAATCCTAAGAATCTCTTAGCAGTATAGTTCATGCCTGAGAATGGTAATTCTTGGTTTCCGATATACTCAACTCTTGACCATTGGTCATCATCTAATAGCTCTGACCATTGATTTGGACCAATAGCCCAATATCTTTGGTTATCGTCTGGCACGTCATTATTACCAAATAGAGCCTGCATATCTTGGAATTTGTCTACGTTCATGTCTGTAGCAAGTGATGTTGCTCCATTAGCACCAGCATTGTTTGCAACCTTAGTAGCACTATCCATAGCAGTTGTGATGATAGAGTCTGTCTTTCTACCTAATGCATAAGCAGCATTATTAGCAATAACAGCTCTTTCGTCGATATTTGTCTTTAGCTCATCTAATTTGTCCACATAGTCTGATGCATAGAAGTCTGCAAGTGTAGCAGTAACATTTGTGTGAGAAATATTCATAGCGACCACTTCAGCATGTCTTGCCTTAGAAGTTGCCTCACCTGTTCCTACTTTTTGAAACTTAACAGATTCACCTGATACACCATTTACTACACGAACTAGGTTCTTGAGCTTAGCACCTTGTCTTTGATATGCCATATGTACTTCAGCTTCAAACTGAGTAATAAAAGCATTATTTACTGTAGCACTCATTTTTTCTCCTTTTGAGTTATAGTTATCATATCAAGATTGTCTCTTTGGGTGAGATATGTTATCTCTTGCGAGGCATATCCTAAAACCAAAACGAGGTCTTGGTATAGGACTTGCATATTTTTAGGAAAACGTCAACGCACAATTTTTACTACATTCTCTCTTGGAATGATAGTAAGATCACCTATATCGGTTTCATTCCAGCTCATAAAGACTCTTACACAATCTTCATCTTCGTTTAATAGCTTACCTTTTGTACGATTTATAGCTGGTTTATAGTTTTTTGCTTCTTCTGGATCTAGCCAAGATGCATGAGAAACTGCATCTCGCCAGATCACAATAACTGTATTATCTTCTCTATCCTGCGTACTTATTGAACAGTTGGGTAACCTTTTCAATATATGCAGGATCTTTTTTACCATCTTCATAATATCTTGGATCATTCATCATAGATCTTAAATCAGCCATACTTGGCTGTACATCTATTTGTGTTTCATGTTGAGGAATAGGTGCTTCTTTAGTTAATCCCATTATTTCCTCAATAACTTTTACACCTTGTGCTGTTGAAGCAAAGTTAGATAAAGCATCATATCCATCATGGGATAAGTTCTTTTTAGCCCATAGATTAGCACTGTCTATTCTTTGTTCTGCATTATCACCTAAAAGATCTCTTTCATTTTGAGGATCAGGCAATCCAGCTATTTCATTGTTAACAAACTGTTTAATGCCTTCAGCAAATTCTTCTTGTGATAATCCTCTTGCTTTAGCAGTATTAGCCCACCATTGAAGCATAGGTTCTTCAGGATTAATATCTACATTGACATTTTCAGGAAGATCTAGTTCTGGTATTTCATATTCTTCAGGAGCTTGAGATGACATTTTGTTTGCATAATCTTCTTCAAGTTCTTTATATAAAACATCTGTTCTTTGCCCTAGTTTCTTTTCTAGTGCTTTGTATGACATTCCAAGTTCTTCAACATTTAATTCATTCTTGTCTTTATTCCAGAACTTTTCAGGTGCATACTCAGGTATGGTAGATTCTGTATTATCTATTTTATTTTCTTCAGCTACTACAAAATCTTGTTCTTGTTGTGTATTTTCTTCACTCATTCTTTGATCCTTTTTTTATTCTAAGTTTAATTAAGTTTAATAAATAACGCTGTCCTTCTAAATGCCACAAACTACTACTAGCTGTGGTTGGTCCAACAGTAACATTAACAGTTATACTTTCTAAATATTCTATTAACTTCTTACCATTAGGATGACTAAAGACAGACGCAAAAGTTTCGTCTATAGCAGACTTTTTAACTTCCAGCTTCTGCTGGGTTAGTGTTTCCCATGACATTATTATTTGTACCTTGTTGCATTTGTGATTGCAACTGTTGAATTACTTGAGCTTGTTCATCTTTATTTCTAATTAACTTCTCAGGTAATCCCATTTTATCTACTAAATATCTAGCTATTTCTTCTTGTTTTGTAACTAAGTTTAGTGCCTGTGGTCCAAATGTACTGCCAATTATTTCAGCAAATCTTAATACATCAGCAACATCTTGTTGATATTGTGCTTTAGATAATGGTGATGTAGCAACAATTTTTACTTTTCTATTATTAACTCTAGGTATATCAATCTTACCTTGTTTGGTTAATATTCTAATTACTCTCTGTAGCAATGGTGTTACAAACTCAGCTTGTAATCTTCCAAATGATGATCCTATTTGCCTAGATAGATCTCCCATTCTTTCAGCAACTTCAGTAGCAGACATTGGTGTACCTTCAGGTCTACCAAGTGTTTCCATGTATAATGCTTTTTTAATATTTGTACGCATATCATTTAACACTAACTGTGCTACATCAAATCTTCCTGCTGGTGGAAGTGGTTGTAATCCTCTGCTGTTAGGTGCAATAGGAATTAGACTGCCTGGCACAAGATTAATATTATCAGGATTAATTACACCATCATCTTC